TCGCAACTCCTGGGCGGACGAACTGCTGGAGGACGACGACGTGGGGGAGAAGTTCATTTCCGCGACCATGCGCAAGGGCCTGCTCCAGATATCCAAGAACCGCCCGCTGGTCCGCCCGTAGAGCCCCTCGCAGCGACTGGCGGCCCACCGGGACCACTCCGGGCCTGCTAGCCGCTACTGGGCGCTGTGTGCGAGCCCTGGACGGGCCTCCCGCCGCAACCCGGTGGGCCTGTCTGCGCGGCGGAGTCTCCGCCCAAGGGGTGACCGACCTCTGACTGGAGCCCGATGACCGCAATCTCCGTCCCCGCCGACGGCACCCTGAACTGGGCACCTCCGCTCCGGCAGGCCATCTTAGACATCAACGCGGGCAAGATGGATCAGACCGAGACCATCAACCTGGTCGCGGATTCTGGGGTTGCGCAGATCATTCCTCTACCCTCGGTCGCGTCGATCAGCCGGATCACCCTGACGGCCTCGTGCACGCTGACCTTCCCGGCCGCGACGGCAGGACGTTCTTTCCGGCTAGTCCTGATCCAAGACGCCACCGGGTCTCGACTGGTCACCTGGCCCGTCTCCATCCTCAAGTGGGTGGGCGGCACCGCACCAGTTCTGAGTACCGGCGTGGGAAAGATCGACTACCTCTGGTTCGTCTGCACCGACGGCACCAACTGGGCCGGGTTCACCACCGGGTTGGACGTGCGTTGAGTTCTCTCGGCTGAGCGCTCAGCAGGAGGACCGGCGCGGGTGCGGCACGGTCTGCCAGCCGCTCATGGTCAAGCACATGGATCCGGCCGGGGCTCCACACCCAGAGCAGCCCCCCAGCAGCCCCAGGAACACCCCGTCCCACCCTGGGGGCAGGTAGTGCCCGCTGGTGCGTCCACCGGGCAGCCGGGCGTCGATGCTGGCCTGTTTGAGAACGAGCGCGGCGTAGTGCTTGGCCTTCTTCGCCGTGACCATGGCCGGGTCGTGCGCCAGGCACACGACCTTGCCCCAGGGCGCGAGGTTCGCGCACTGACGTCCGGACACGCTCATGGCCGGGCAACGCACCCGCGCAGGCCGTGCCGCCAGCACCGCACGCTCACTCTCGCGCCGGGCCGCGATGATCGCCTTGTCGGCGTCGTCGGTGTGCCAGGCGCACCGGGCCACCCCGGTGGTGGCCTTGAGGCGGCACACCGTCCCGGCCGCCGTCAGTCCGGTGCACAGCGTGCTCACGCCATCACCTTCGCCCGCCGGTCGAGCATCCCGCCAGTGCCGTTCCACCATGGGTCGTCCGCCCGGGACTTGGACAGAACGGCCTCCCGGTTCCGGTAGACGTTCTTGAACAGCCGCAGCGGGCCGTCCTTGGAGTCCCAGACGTACTCCGCCCGGTCACCCATCAGCATCTCCCGGTGCGCCTTACGGGCATCCTCGGCGCTCTTGATCCGCACGGCGACCTTGGACTGGCTGGACCCGTTGCCCAGCACCTCACCGTAGAAGGTGCCTCGGCACACCGGGGATCCCTCCATCTCGACCACCGCCTTCATCATCCGGAACGCGGTGCGCCGTTCGACGCCCACGGTGGACATCAGGATCTCGACCGAGATCGGCACGGTGTTGCAGCCGGTCAGTGCAGCGAACCTGCGCCAGAGATGACGTCGTTGTCCGAAGGCAGCCCAGACGTCGTTGTCCGGTCGGAGCAGTTCGGCCAGGTCGTATCGGCTCAGCGTCTGCGAGTGGGCCAGCGGTTCGTCCAGTGTCACATCGCCCACACAGCCTAGAGACCTGTGTACTGCTATATGCGCCCTGGAGGGAGTAGAGGGAGTAGTAGGTAGTACAGAGGTAGTAGTAGGCAGTACACAGGGTCTGGGTACTGTGTGGGCGATGTGACGCTCCAGGTCCAGGGCGAACTCACCAGCCACACCGACCCGGCCACCAGCCTCGGTCTCAATGAAGCCACACGGCGACCCAGCCTCTAGCCGGGAGATCAAACCGGTGGCCTCGATGGACTCCCAGGACGGGAAGCGGCTGTGGTCGAGAGTGGTGGCCATCTCGAAGGCCCGCTGGCCGACAAAGGCCGAGCCGGACTTCATCATCTTGGACGCAATCAGCGGCACGGCCCCGGACAGGAACGTCCACAGCACCGGAGAGATCGAAAGATCTCGGGTGGTCCGGACGAGCCAGGGGGCTGGCTGATCCCGGGGAGAGTCGGCCTTATACATCGAGGGCATCCAGGCAGATACGCCGAGGAGCCAAGGTCGCAGTCTTCATGTCTGGCCGGAAGTCGAGCGTGCCATTCAGGCCAGTGAGGTTTCGACGAACCTCTCCGCTCATGGAGAACATGACACCTCGGTGATTTTCCGAGGCAACTCGTCCAACAGTGGTGCTTCCCAATAAAACACGGATGGATCCGGGAATGTCAATCCGGATGTACCGAATGACGGAACAATCTTGAATCTGGGTACTGAAAATAGTCAATCCACAGGTTGATAATGAGCCTTGGACTCGGAGTCGCGGAGTCCCTGTTGACATTATCTTAAAAAACGACAGCGTCTGGGGAACGTCCCTGGTGTGCCGGTACAATCGCTCCATCGCAATGTGGTGTGGGTTGTGTTGTGAGTTAAAAGGGGGTTGATTTTTCTGGATTAGTTCGATCTCACGCAGATGTGCGGCAGGTGAAGAAGGAAAGTGCTCGACACTCTGGCGAGCCACGAACGGCCACCATGCCTTGTCGTTGTTATGTTCCCGCTGGCGCTGCATACCTCGGGAAGTGATGCCCACGTAAATCAAAACTTCGTTGTCATCGAAGTACGTGTAGACCGAGGTGGCTGTAGGCTCTGACATGGCGGCTGGCTTCCTTTAGGGAGGAGATCGGTTGTCTGGTCCCCAGGGCGTGGATGACGCTCTGGGGACCTCTTTTCTGTCTGCCTCGAACCCTAGGCCCGGCCCGGCACCCGCCAGACCACCGACGCGCACTCTAGGCTTTCCCGCTAACGCCATGGTACGATGGTCCCCTGGCCCAACCGTGGGCCACCCGGCCCGCCAGCCGGTCGCCTCAGGAGGTCCACCGTGACCCCCCCCCCCCCCCGCCCATGGCACCCGAGTGCCAGCCCTGTTCCGGCACCGGGCAGGTGTACGCCGAGGTCTCCATCGGCCCCGGCATGGACCCGCAGGAGGTCGACTCCTGGACCTGCCTGGACTGCGACGGCACCGGCCTGGCGCTGGTCTACCCCGGTGTCCCGTCCCCTGCCGCCGCCAGCGGCCTGCTGGCCGGGCTTGGGTCTCCCAGTGCCGCCGCGCCCTACCAGGTCGCCCCTGGGGCCACCACGTCCGGCTGGGACATCCTCCCGGCGGACGTCCTCCCGGCGGTGGACGCCGATGCACTCCTGGGCTCACCGGAGCCGTTCTGATGGCCCGCCCGCTCCTGGACCTCGGCGACGTGGTCACCGGCCGGGTGGTCCGCGACGACGGCAGTGGCCACTTCCCGCTGGTGTGGCCCAAGGCCGAGGTCACCGGTGAGGTGATCGGGGTGTACCCGAACGCCCCCACCTTCGCCCTGGTCCGCGACGGCGAGGAGATCGTCGTGATCAAGGTCTACGGGACCAGTCGCCGATGACGACGTCTAGCGCCAACTACGCACCGACGAACCGTTCAACAGGAGGACCGATGGATCAAGCGATGGCCGGACCGAAGCGCTGGACGGTCGGTGAGTACACCCTCGAATGGTGGGGGCCCGAGTCTGCGCCGAAGCGCTGGGGCCTATCCGCGCACGGTAAGGGCGTTCAGGGTTGCCGCACCCCGTTCGGCGCTTTCCTCGCCCTCAGGCGGTGGCGTCGAGTGCCAAACCAGCCGATCTGATGAGCAGAGCCAACAGACTCCTGGGTCTCGCCGTTCTGGTGTGGGTCGGGACCCTGGTGATGATCGCCGTGACGCGATGATCAGCCACAGCCTTCGACCAAGGGGCGCTCCTGCGTGGTGGCGCGACAAGGACGCCTGCCCGAACAAGGCGGCGCACACCCCCGGCGTGACCATGGGCGGAGGTTCGGCCCCGCACTGGGACGGCCGGTTCATCTGGTCGAAGACCGGCGTCCGGTGCGACAAGACGCACACCTGTACCCAGTGCCCCGACTGCGAACTCTGGTGCATCTGGATACCCAAGACCGGCGCATAGCGCCTGCTCAGCCCACCATGCACCGACCGAAGGATGGATCGTGATGATCGAGGATCAGGCGGCCCGGGCCGTGCTCGCGGCGTGGGCCAACCCAGGCGCGAACTCCGCCTATCACCGGAAGATGCAAGCGGAACTCCGTCGCGCGTGGCCGGTCCTCGCCGGAGCGCTCGATCGTCTGGCGGCTGGCGAGGATCGTCAACCCGCCGACCGGGTGGTCCCCATCCGTGCCAGCCGAACCCAAGATGTCTCCAAGGATGCTTGACAGGGGGTAGGCTCGCGCGGGTACCGTGATCTCGTCTCACCATGAGCCACCGACCAACCCGTCTGGGAGAATAAAAGATGTCATCTAGAACGTTCGAGCAGGCTGAGGACATCCTCGCCGCCACGCTGGCCAACTACGAGCCCCGGGAAAACCAGAGGGCTTTCGCCCGTGCGGTGCAAGGCGCATTGACAGACAATGTCCATTTAATCGCCGAGGCCTCGTGTGGAACGGGAAAAAGCATAGGCTACCTGATCCCCGCCATTCTGACGGCCGTCTCGGAGCAGAAACGAATCATTGTCTCCACCGAGACAAAGGCTCTGCAAGATCAGATTGCGAACAAGGACCTCCCTTTTCTTGCCGAGCACCTGACTCCCCCTTTCCTGGCGCGCCCGTTCACCTACGCGCTGCTCAAGGGACGCACCAACTACGCTTGCTTCGCCCGGGTGATGGACCCCGAGGTGCAGGTGGAGATCCCCGGCGCGGCAGCCATGGGTACGACCATGAACGACCGGGCGGGCGAGCCCGGCTTCCTGGGCGAGCGGGACGACTTCCCCACCCTGGCCGACCGGGACTGGCACAAGGTCACCACCAGCGCGGACCAGTGCCCAGGTAAGCGGGAGTGCCCGTTCGGGGAGGTTTGCTTGAGCGAGAAGGCCAAGGCGAAGGCCCGGGCCTCCGACATCGTGGTGGTCAACCACGCGCTGTACTTGACCGACCTCAAGATCCGGATGGCCTCCGAGGGTGCGGGGTCCATGCTGGACGCCCACGACGCGGTGATCGCCGACGAGTGCCACGGCCTGGAAAGTGTGGCAGGGAACGTGTTCGGGGTGCAGGTCACCGAGGCCGGGATCCGGGACACCTGCTCCAAGGTGACCCACTTCGTGCGCCGGTCCAACCCGGACCTGATCTCCGCCGCCGACCAGGTGGTCTCCGCAGTGACCGGGGCGATGGCCGGGCTGTGGGCGGTGCTGGCGAACGGCCGGGTGCGGGAGGGGGACGTGCTGGATCACGCCGATGAGTTCATCGACCTGGTCAACACCCTCGGGGACTTGGCCGAGTTCACCTGCCGGGCGGATCTGATGGAGATGGTCCCGGCCGCCACGAGGACCAAGTCCGCTGCCGCCTTGACGCTGCTGATCGCCGCCGCCCGGGGCCAGCACGGGAAGGTCAAGACCTTCGTGCTGAGCGACTTCACCGAGTACGTGCGCTGGGTGGAGGAGGAGAAGATGAACTCCGGCGGCACCCGCAAGGTGCTCAAGGTGGCCCCCATCTCGGTGGCCAAGATCCTGCGGGACAACCTGTTTGCCCCGGCCGGGGTGGACCACCCGGTGACCGCGATCATGGTCAGCGCCACCGCCTCGGTCGGCGGGTCGTTCGACTACCTGACCTCCCGGCTCGGAGTGGACCACCCCCGCACCCTGGACGTGGGATCCCCGTTCGACTTCACCACCCAGGCCGCGATCTACGTCCCCCGGCACCTGCCGGACCCGGGCAAGGAACGGGCCGCCTGGGCTTCTATGGCCATCTCCGAGATGGGTGGGCTGATCAAGGCGTCCCGGGGCCGGGCGCTGGTGCTGTTCACGTCCTACTCGGCGATGAAGATGGCCTACGAGACCCTGGCCCCCCGGCTGCCGTACACCTGCCTGATGCAGGGTCAGCAGTCCAACAAGGCGTTGGCAGCGGCATTCGCCTCCGACACCCATTCGGTGCTTTTCGGAACTAGGTCCTTTATGACAGGGTTCGACATACAGGGAGAGGCTTTGTCCCTGGTAGTCATCGACCGGCTTCCGTTCCCGGTGCCGACCGAGCCGATCACCGAGGCCCGGTGCGAGGCCATCAAGGACCGGGGTGGCAGCGACTTTTCCGAGTACACCGTCCCGGTGATGTCCCTGGTGCTCCAGCAGGCGTTCGGCCGCCTCATCCGGCACCGGGACGATCGGGGGGTGGTGGCCATCTTGGACCCGCGCGTGCTGACCAAGGGTTACGGGAAGAAGATCCTCGCCTCCCTGCCGAAGGCACCTCTGCTGCTGACCATCGAGCAGGTCCAGACCCAGTTCGCCAACTTCGACGCGGAGGTTCAGACGTCATGACCGATCCCAAGACCGAACCGGAGCAGGTCACCGATACCGAGGTGCGCTACCGGCGGCTGTCGGTGTCCCGGACCACCGACCGGGGCGCCGGTAGCGTCGTGCCGCCTGCCGTCACCGAGGCTGACCTGGTGAGGGAGATCAAGGCGTATGCCGCCAGCGTCGCCGGGCAGACCGACCGGCTCGCGGTCCGGTGGATCTGCCGGGTGGACGCCGACCTGATCCTCGACTCGGAATCTGATCCAGAACAGGTCAAAGCCTAGAGTCGCTATAGGAAAAGTTCTGTTACGCTCGGCGTGTTCGCTGATCCATCTACCTCCCGAGGAGTCCCCGCCATGACCGTCCCGACCACCACCGTCCCGCGTACCGGCACCGATCTCACCGCCACCACCGACCCGGCGCTGCTGGCCCGGGTCACCGACGGCGCGATCACCCTGTCCGACCTGGTCAAGGAACTCGCCCCCGTCCAGGTCTCCGCCCCGGCCCCGGCGGTCATCCCCACCGCGAAGACGATCACCGAGGCCCAGCGCGCGGCGATGGCCCGGGTGCCGGAGGTGTTCGGCCAGGTGGTCCCGGCCGTGCGGCGCAAACTGACCGTCGGCGAGGTGGAGTCGCTGATCACCGAGCGGACCACCTTGGATGAGGTCAAGACGATGGCCGAGAAGCGCATCGAGGACATCAAGGTCACCGTGCACAACCACCTGGACACCCTGATCGAGGCGACCGTCCCGGACGACCAGCGCCCGCTGCTGGACTCCTCCGGGCACTACATCTCGGCGGGCCGGGCCGGGTCCAACGACCTGGACCGGGAGTTCTCCCGGGAGCCGCGCACCACCTCGGCCAGCCTGAACGTCGCCGCCTTGGCAGCGCTGGACACCGGCGAGCCGGACGCCCTGCTCAGCCATGAGCAGTACCTGGCTCTCACCACCCAGGTGCGGCAGGTGGACGAGGCCAAGATCATGATCGCGCTGCGCAAGGACCCGGGCCTGATCCGGGCCCTGGCCGCCGCAACCACCCCGGGCAAGGCCAGCACGTCGATGTTCCTTCGCCCGCGCAAGTAACCGCCATCTGCCGCAGGCCGGTCCACCCAAACCGGCCTGCGGCGTGATCGAAAAATGAAGGTAGGGAGTCATGAGCATCGAGTCCGTGGTGGTCCAGGACGCTCGCCTGGACCCCGATCACTTCCTCCTCGACCGGGTGGACACTTCCGCCGGGCCGCACTTCTCCGTCTCCCAGGTCGGCAAGATCTTCTTCGCCCGGACGGCGTTCTGGATCCGGTGGCTGGAGGACGGGCACCGGACCATCCTCGACGGGGACCCTGCCTGCCCGCACTTCACCCCGTCGACCCGGATCATCGAGGTGATCACGGCCGAGGGTGAGCAGACTCGGGAGGTCAAGAGCAAGGACTCCTGGCTGGTGGACGGGGTCTGCTCACGGTGCGGAGGCCGCCAGGTCGGGGTGACCAAGACGAAGACCGGCTCGCGGATCTACACCCTCACCGACGTCGAGGAGGTCGTCCACGCCCTGGCCGGTGCGGGGGCGATCAGCGGAGCCCAAGCCACCAACGCGCTGCACCTGGTCCAGACAATGGCTCGCATCCATGGATTGCTCGCCTGACTATGAGGAGCCCCACCCCGATGTCCACCTGTAACGCCCGCGTCGGCGCGAACACGATCACCTTCGCCTGCTCGCTGGTCTCCGGCCACGCTGGCCCGCACTACGCGATCGAGAACGGGGTGAGCGTGCGCAAGCGCCAGCGTTGGGAGGCCGAGCAGGCGCACCAGGCCTCCGGCCTGGGGCAGTTCCAGGGCGTGGCCCAGACCACCGCCGAGCGCTACACCGACAACGCCACCGAGGTCCCGCAGTCCCCGGCCATCCAGCGTCAGGACGCCGAGAAGGCCCGCGCCATGGAAGCCGCCCTCGCTGCCGTCGCAGCGTCCCGCCAGGCCGTCGCAGCGTCCCGCCAGGCTCAGGTCGAGCCCGCCCAGCCGTCACTGGACCGGTTGCTTTTCGCCGACGCTCACATCCGCATCATGGATTCCCCCACCGGGCAGGTGACCTTGGAGGACCTCACTACCGGTGGCATCAAGCAGTTGGACTTGCGCCCCATGGAGAGCGACGAGGCGGCGCCGACCAAGCAGCGCCCCGGCGACCAGGTGCTGCCGACCGTCAACTCCCACCAGGACTCCTACACGACGCTCATCGCCGATCTGGACGCCCGCCGGAAGGTCGGTGTCCAGCGGTACGGAATCGCGCTCCAGCCGTTCAACGACCGCAGCACCCTCCAGGACGCCTACGAGGAGGCGACGGATCTCACGGTCTACCTGCGGTCCCTGCTGACCATGCAGGCTGACACTCGGGTGGCGCTGATCCGCGAGATCACCGAGGTGATCAACTCTGTGGACGGCATCCGGATGCGGCCCGGCTTCAATGAGCACCTGGCCGACAAGATCACCACCCGCATCCTGGACATGTTCGCCGGGCAGCAGTCCGTCGAGAGGTCATGACCGCAACGGGTCTGACCCGCAGGACCCTCCTCATTGACGCGCCCAACCTGCTCGTCCGCTCGGTCTTCGCGATGCGTGGGTCGCCTCTGTCGGCTGACGGGGTGCCCACCGGCGCGCTGCACACATTTATTTTGATGCTGAGCCGATACATCCGGGCCGAGCGTCCGGACAACGTGGTGGCCACCTGGGACGGCGGCCGGTCGGTGCACCGCACGGCCCTGTACGACGGCTACAAGGCTGCCCGCCGGGAGCCGGGTCCGGACGAGCCGTTGCGCCCGTTCGCTCAGGCCAAGGCGTTCTGCACCCTGGCCGGGATCCACCAGGTAGAGCACCTGGGGGTGGAAGCCGACGATCTGATCGCCGCCTACTGGCGGGGCAAGCACTCCGCCGAGCGCGTGACGATCCTCAGTGCCGACAAGGACTTTCTCCAGTTGCTCGACGGCTGGGCCGAGCAGATCCGACCCGGCACCGGGGTGAACGAGCGCTGGACGGCCAACCGGGTGCGTACCGAGATGGGTTGCAAGGCGGAGCAGATCCCGGCCGTCATGGCCCTGACGGGGGACGCGATCGACGGGATCTCAGGAATCCCGGGCTTCGGGACCCGGACGGCCGTGAAGATGCTGCTGGCGCACGACTGGGACCTGGAGCGCGTGATCGCTCATGGCGTGCACCGGGGGCTGCCGATGAGCGCGCACGCGGTCACCATCCGGCGCAACCTGGCGCTGGTGGACCTGCGCACGGCGATCCCCGGCATCGACGTGGCTCCCGCCCCCCGGTTCGTGCCCACCACCCCTTCCTCGGCGGCCTTCCCGCTGCTGGACCGGTTCCTGGACCGCTACGAGTTGAACGCGGTCCGCGCCCGGCTGGTGGGCGGCACCTTGTGGACGGACCCTCTGGCGCAGGCGGTCGCCCCCGCTCAGATCCAGGGCGACCTGGGGTTGCCGTTTCGTCGCCTGGGCTCGCCTGACCCGCAGGCCCCACCATTCTTGTCAAGTGACCTAGGTCACTAAGTTTTTCTCACCGTATTACTCGGTGATTGCGCTGATTCGACCATTTCCCCCTTTTCCACCATTGTCCACAGCCGTTTGTTCCGGTGCCCATTTGCAGGCTAGGGTTCGGTACCGGCGACAGATTTCCGCTGGTCGGCAGTGATGGCGGCCCGGTCTCGGCCCCTCGTTGCTGGCTATGAGCGGGCCGGGACTTTTCTCGACTACAGAGAATGGATGATTTGTGCCTATCCCCGCGCGTCGCACCGAGTCCCGCCGTCAAGGCGCGGTCACGAGCACGCGCCAGATGGTCCGCACCGTCATGGACGGCCGTCAGGTCAGGCTCCAGACCCTCGTGGGTGAAGCCGTTGGCTACCTCGCCGGGATGGACGACTTCCACTGGATGATCGTCTCCCCCGACGGCCAGGTGATCCTGGTGCACAAGGGGTCGACCCCCGTCATCTCCTTCGACCAGGGGTGCGCCTACGCTGCCGAGGACAACCTCGATGCGCTCGAAAAGATCATCGGCCCGTTCCGTAGCCACGTCCAGCAGACGTACTTCGGCCGGGCCGCTGCTGTGTCCGCCACCACTCGTGCGCCGCGCGCGCCCTCTGAGGAGTTCCGTCCATGCTGAGAAACTTTGACACCGACCTGGACCGGGCCGGGGTCGCCCGGATGCACACCCGCAGGCCCGTCGTGAGCGCGCCGGTCGTGAGTGCGCCTGCCGCCCGGGTGGTGCTCACCGAGACCGTGACGGTCATCCCGGTGCGGTCCGTGGCCAAGGCGTTCGTAGCCAAGGCGGACGCCGCCTGGGAGTGGCGGGACCTGCGTGACTTCGTGGTCACCTCTATCGAGGCCCGGTTCGGGGTGTTCCCCCGAGACGAGCGCAAGGAGGCGTCCATCTTCAAGGCGTTCCTGTCTCGCCAGCCCAAGGCCGTGGCCATTGCCCGGTACTCCTTCGAGGTGCTGGACGGACACTGGGGCGGGGCCCCGATCAGCGTGAACCGGTTCTGCCTGGCCAGTGACGTCTACTACGCCGACGTGATCGCGGCGCGCCTGGTCGACTCTCCCGTCGCAGGCTGGTAGACCGTCACTCTCACCCGCCGTCCGCCAACGGCCTAGCCCCAGGAGAACTAAAAATGCTTCGACAGCCCGACCTGCCTGCTGGGGTCCGGATCCTCGGCAACACCGAGTCAGGGCGGCTCAAGGCCAAGCACCCGCAGTTGTCCAGCGACCCTTTCACCGGCTGCATCACCTGCCATGATCGGCGTTCCTACCGCTGGTACCTGCCCGGTTCGCGGACCCAGGTGGGGGAGTACGAGTGCGAGTGCGCCGACCAGTGGGTCGCCCACCGGGCCATGCTCAGCGCCAACATCGGGCTGACCTACCAGCGGCTCTCATGGATGGACCTGACCGGCACGGAGCCCGCTGCGATCGACATGGCCCAGGGGTACCTGGAGTCAGCCGAGGCGTATGTGGCCGCCGGGGTGGGACTGATCTACTACGGGACAATGGGTTCCGGCAAGTCGTCGTTGAGTTCGCTGCTGCTGCGTGACCTGCTCGGGCAGGGGTACGACACCTACTTCACCACTTTCTCGGCGATGATCGACGCCTACACCGGCGGCTGGAACGACGCGGCGGAGCGGGCCTGGTTCCACAAGCGGATCAAGAACGCCGGGGTCCTGGTGCTGGACGACATCGGCAAGGAGTTCGCCGGGCGCAAGTCCTCCGGCCTGCCGGAGTCCACCTTCGATGAGGTGCTCCGGCACCGGGTGGCCGCCTCGATGCCGACCATCGTCACCACCAACTACGACCTGGCCAGGTTGCAGGAGGGGTACGGCGGGGCGGTCCTGAGCCTGCTGCATGAGCGCAGCAAGACCTTCGGGTTCACCGGCGAGGACTTCCGTCCTTCCTCCAACCACCGGTTGATGGACGAGATCAACGCCGGACTGACTCGACCGATCGTGATGTCATAGATGTCCGCTTTAGGCCAGCGCGCCCTGATTTCCCTGCTGGTGGACCCGGAGGCCCTGGACCTGCTGACCCGGGAGGGCCTGGACCCGGAGTGCATCCCGGACGAGGACCTGCGCAAGGTGGTCGGCTTCTCCCTCGCCTACTACCACGACTCCGGCCGGGTGAAGGCTCCCACCGAGGCGGTGCTGCGCCAGTATTACGGCGACCTGCTGGACGACCGGGAGATGACCCTGGGTGACGCCGAGGAGTCCATCGAGTGGGCCGTGGACGACCTGCGGGCCACCTTCGTGCACCGGGAGGTCTCCGGCTTCAACAAGCGCCTGGCCACCTCCATGTCCGAGGTGGAGATCACCGAGCGGGTGGAGGTGCTCTCCGGGGCTGCCAGCGAGTTGGTCTCGCTGTCCATGCGGATGGAGTCCCGGGAGTTCGCCGTGGACGGCCGGGAGGGGATGACCGATCGGCTGTCTGCCTACCACGCCCGAGCCGCGTCCACCTCCGCCTTCGACGGGATGGCCTTCGGGTTGCGCCAGATAGACGAGTACACCCTGGGTATCCGGCCCGGGGAGATGGCCGTGCTGGCGGCGCCTCCCAAGGCTGGGAAGAGTTTTTGGCTTGCCTGGGTGGCTTTGTGCTCCTGGCGGGCCGGTCGCACCTGTGCGCTGTTCACGCTGGAGAACAGCGTGGATATGACCCTGGACCGGATCGCCTGCATGGCCACCGGGGTGGACTCCCGGAACTGGTCCCGGGGTCAGTGCACCGATGACGAGGTCGCCCTGATGACCCGGTGGACCACCGACATGCAGTCCTCCCCCAACCCGCTGTGGGTGCTCCAGCCGGACGAGGGGAACCGGTCCGCCGAGCAGATCGTCCGCCAGGCCCAGATGCGTGGCGCCGACGATTTGATCATCGACCAACTCTCCTGGGTGGAGGCGGGCTACGACACGAAGAACCAAGCCCGCCACGAGGTGGTCCGGGATATCCTGCGCACGCTGCGGGTGATGATCTCCACCGGACGGAACCGGATGCCCTGCCTGATCGCCCACCAGATCAACCGAGAAGGGGCGAAGGCCGCAGATAAGGACGGGTACCTCTCCATGTGGCATTTGGCCGAGTCTGCGGAAGTCGAGCGGGCGTCCGACTGGGTGTTCGGCCTGTATGCCTCCAACGACGAGCGCGCCGCCCTGACCACCAAGTTTCAGACCCTCGCCAGCCGTCGGGAAGACATCAAGCACTTCCTGCTCACCTGGCGGATCAACGCCGGGATCATCTCCGTGCGCTCCGAGATCACCTTGGACCGGGTCTGATGGGCATGGTTGAGGTCGAGCAGCGCTGGGCGGACTCGATCACCCACGCCGTCCAGACGTCGAACGCCGTGGCGACGCAGGTGTTGTGCGGGTTCGCGAGGCAGACGGAGTTCCCAGTGCCGGACCCGGTGGACTGGCTGCTAGAGCACACCGACCTGCTCACCGACCGCCGGTATGACGCCACCTGGGTGCTGCGGCTGGTCTGGATAGCCTTCGCGGCGTTCCCGCGTGAGTCCATCGACTGCCACGTCTTCGCCCTGGCGGCACGGGAGCAGATCAAGGCATGGCGGCGGACCCATGGTTGACTTCCGCACCGGGGTGCAGGCCCCTCGGGCCTTCGAGCAGTCCGCGCTGCCTGACACCGAGAAGTTGCGCCTGTGCCGGGCGCTGCTGGCCGAGTTTGGGGTGACCCAGGTTCAGGTCACCAGCGCCGGGGAGATGATCCACTCCTGCCCGCTTCCGTTCGGTGGGCACAAGAACGGGGACGCCTCCGCCAGCGCATCATTAAATTATCTCAAACTCTCGTTCAACTGCTTCGGGTGCGGGAGTTCGGGCGGCCTGCTCTGGCTGATCGCCACCTGCCGGGGGGAGAACACCGACGACTCTCGCCGGTGGCTGGACGACCAGACCGGCTCCGGCCCGGATGAGCAGTCCCTCGCCTCCCTGCTGGAGTTCTTCGACGCCGTCTACGCCAGCGGCGCCGTCCACCAGGCTGAGCCGATCCCGAAGATGAGCCCGATGGTGCTCAAGCCGTGGGCCCGGATCCACCCCTACCTGACCGACCCGATCGCCGAGGGTGGCCGGGGGATCAGCGAGGAGTCCCTGATCCGGTTCCAGGTGGGCTACGCCGAGGCGTATGCGATGGGGCCGTCATCACCGGTGTCCACCAGCCCGCGCATCGTGGTGCCGCACTTCTGGAAGGGAGACCTGGTGGGTTGGCAGACCAGGCGGCTGGTCAACGACGGCACCCCCAAGTACGTGTCCTCACCCTCGTTCCCTAAGGACTCCACCGTCTACAACTACGACCCCAAGCGCAAGGTCGCGGTGATGGTCGAGTCTCCGATGTCCACCCTGGCCCGGGCCGATGACGTGCCGCACATGGAGGCCACCTTCGGGGCCAAGGTCACCGACCGGCAGTGCTCGCTGCTGTCCATGCACCCCAAGGTGATCCTGTGGATGGACAACGACCAGGCAGGCTGGACCTCCACGACGCGCCTGGGGGACTACCTGGAGCCCTACAGCGACGTCTGGGTGGTGGACAGCCCCTGGAACGAGGACGCGGGCGGGGTGGACTCCACCGAGGCCCTGCGGCTGCTGGCCAGTCCGGTCCCGTACGCGCTCTGGCGCCCACCGTCCCGGCTCTCGTGCTGGGTCTGCAAGGCCACCGCCCACGAGGGCAGGTGCCCGTGATCGAGCAAGGCGAGGAGGTGAACGACGCGATGGGGTTAACCAAACACGGCCGAGGTGAAGTGCTGCCCGAGCCGGAGGAGACGGTCAAGACCGCAGCCAAGGACTGGTCTGAGGAGGACGAGGCCGACCTGGACGAGGAGAACAAGGCGTGAGCCCGCACCTGGTCGGTGACGGCCCGGCGACCTGCTCGACCTCGCTCGTCCTGACGCGCAGCCCGGAGGTGATCTTCGATGTCAACGGCTACTACCGAGACCTCGGGGTGGACCCCCGGGCTGCACGCGGGGCGGTGTCCCGTGCCTACCAGGCCAGGGGCCTTGATGACCCGCATCTGACCTTCGTCGTCAAGCAACTGCTCAACCCGGTGACCCGCCGCGCCTATGACCTGACCCCGCTGGGGTCGATATTTCTCGACGCGGAGATCCGGGCTAGGATCCGGCGATTCCGGGCACATTCCCGGGCGGTCGCTGGAATCCCGGTGAAGACCGTGGAAGAAACTGCCGTAAATCGACCCTGCGACACACCGGATCACACGGTAATTGACACCGGCAGACCGGCGCGGCAGGATTCACCCAGCACCTCCGACTGGCCCTATTCCCACTACTTGTGGAAATCCGACCAAACGGACGCAGAACGGCTTCGTCGCTGGCAGGAGGACCTCACGGTCGCCCTCGGTCGCGTCGGGGTCTCGATGCAAATCGCCGTCGGGTCCTCCGGCGGGCCCGGCCCTGAGGTCGAGGTCCGTCAGGTGGGGTCGAGGACGGTGATCTTCCTGCACGAGAACCACCGCAGTACCGACGTGCTCGTCCAGCGAGTGGTGTCATCCCTTCATCCCGAAACACAGAAACGAGAACAAAAAATGTCTGTTGCCACGTTCCGCAAGGGTGCCGAGGCCGCGCAAGAGGCCAGCAAGGGCGGCGGGCAGTTCGCCAAGACGCACTACTTCGGCCTCAACGGCGAGCCGAGTAGCCCCGACAACACGGCGATCCTGCGGTTCCTGACCGACAAGGACGCCTGGATCGTCGTGGACCAGCACATGAACATCCGGACCAAGCCCGCCCCGGCGGACTACTCCAAGGACTCCCGCTGGCCGGAGCGGATGGGCTCGGTGTGCCGCGCAGACATCGCCTTCAAGGGCGTCTACGACGACTGCTTCATCTGCACCCACCTGGTGGACGGCAAGGCCGTCAAGCGCCCCGGTGCGCGGTCCTGGGCGTTGGCCTGCCTGCGCGAGGAGGTCATCGAGGACGGCCAGGTGGTCGGCATCCGGGACAAGGTCCGTGAGGTCATCAAGACGGACAAGACTGGCAAGTCGACCGGCGAGACGATCCAGGAGAAGGCGATCGTCGTCGTCAACATGGGGTTCAAGAACTTCTTCGGGATCCTCCAGGGCTTCGCCGGGCACTACGGCACTGTGTTGGACCGCGACTACCTGGTGCGCCGCTCCGGCACCGATGAGACGACCACCTACAGCCTCATCCCGCTGGACCCGATCGTCGTGGACGACCAGGGCACCAAGTTCGACCTGCGGCTGCCGCAGTTCGCCGACCGGTACCAGCCGAACGAGACCCTTGATCAGATCGTCACCGACAAGTCCTCGGACGACTTCTACGCCCGGTTCTTCGACACCCGGGTGGAGGCCCCGGCGAGGGCACAGTCCGGCAGCCGGGACGGGTCTGCCACCCCCACCCCGGAGCGGTCCAGCAACGACGCCGACACCGATCGCCTGGCGGCACTGGCGCTGCGGGTCAAGGACTACGGCAAGACGGGCGCTACCTCTGCCCCCAAGGTGCCGACCCCGATCGCCGCCGGTGATGCGGCCGACCGGACCTCCGACACCGCCGAGCCCGCCCCGGTCCCCCCGAAGGCCAAGGCCGCCGCCGGGATGCGCAACTTCGAGTAGGTTCCCATCCGGTCCCGCCCCCACGTCGTGCCTGACTGTGGGGGCGGGTTCGCGCGACCGCCATCGCTGCTCTCTCCTAAGGGACCTCATGCAACTGATCGAGACCTACCCCCAGTCCGGCGACGACCCCCAGGTCGCCGAGGTCGACGGGCGCACCTTCGCGCTGCCCTGCCTGGTCGAGGACGACCACGGGGTGCGGCTGCTGCTGACCTTCATCGCCGACGACGCCGTCGTCCTACGGGTGCCGGTGCACGTCTGGGCCGCTGCGCACGCGGCCGGGGCCGCTGCCCTGGTGGACTCGCGTACGAACCGCTGGATGCTCGCCGAGACGTTCATCGCAGGACGCGCCGAGCATCCGGCCAGTGCGTCCTACCTCGCCCCGGACGACTGGAGTGCCCCGCAGGACACCCTGCCCACCTCCTACGTCCAGATGCGCTCCCGGGCCGCCCAGCGGGCCGCCACGCAAGCCACGGAGGCCGTTGCGGACCCAGCCGGGTTCGTGCACCTGCACCTGCACTCCGAGGCATCGCCGATGGACGGCTTGAGCACGGTCACCGAGATCGTGGCCCAGGCGGTCCGCCATGGCCAGCATGCCGTCGCGGTCACCGACCACGGCGTGTGCGCCTCCCACCCGCACCTTCAGATCGCCGCCGCCAAGGCGGGCATCAAGCCGATCTTCGGGATCGAGAGCAACTTTGTCGAGGACCGGTTCCTGCGGGGGGACCCGGAGTTCGCCAAGATGCCCGAGGACCCGCGCAACTCCCGCAAGATCCTCGGGGACTACCGGCACCTGGTGCTGTGGGCGATGGACGACGCGGGGCTGCGCAACCTGTGGGCGATGAGCACCGAGGCGAACCTCGACGGCTTCTACGGCCGCCCCCGGATGGACTGGGACACCCTGGTCAAGCACAACGCCGGGGTGATGGCCTCCACCGCCTGCCTGCGCGGGCCGCTGGCACAGGCGCTGCTGGCCGGGGACGAGATCGGGGCTAGGTCCACCCTGGCCCGGTTGATGGAGATCTTCGGCGACCGGCTGTACGTGGAGATCCACACCAACCAACTGCCTGACCAGATCCGGTTGAACCATCTGCTGGTGGCCCTGGCCGCCGAGTACGACCTGCCGCTCATCGCGGCGGTGGACTCCCACTACCCGTGCAAGGAGGACGCCGAGACCCACCGGGTGTGGCTGGCGGCCCAGACGAACACCGACCTGACCGACGACACCGGGCTGTTCACCGGCGCGCAGGACTACTCGATCATGAGCGAGACCGAGGTGCGGGAGGCACTGGCCTACCTGGGTCCGGAGGTGGTGGATCTGGCCATCGCCAACACCGCCGTGGTTGCGGCCCGGTGCACCGCCGTGGTGGCGGGCAAGACCTCCACCCCGGTGTACTCCAAGGTCGGCGGCGAGCAGCGCGACGTCGAGCGGCGGGTCGACCTGTGCCTGAGCAACTGGGACGCCAAGGTCGTCGGCAAGGCCCGGCCCGAGGCGGAGTACGCGGCCCGGTTCGAGCGTGAGATGAAACTGCTAGTAGAAAAAAAGTTCTGCGGATACTTCTTGATTGTGTCCGATTACTGCACCGCTGCTAAGGCCGGGCGGATCGGTGGAAAGCCCATCATCACTGGGCCCGGTCGGGGTAGCGGAGGAGGGAGTTTGGTCGGCTTCCTGAGTTCCATCACCGATATCGACCCGGTGGACGCGGATCTGTTGTTCGAGCGGTTCATGACCGACGGCCGGGTGGGCCTGCCTGACTTCGACGTCGACTTCCCGGCGTCCGGGCGGGAGCCATTGATGGGGTACCTGGCCGAGAAGTACGGCGAGGACCACATCTTGAAGGTGGGCACCCACATCCGGCTCCAGAACAAGGGAGTGGTCCGGGACCTGGCCCGGGTGCTGAAGAACACCATCGACATCCACTACCCAGACATCGACGCGGTCTGCAAGATCATCGAGGCGGCCGAGGCGGACTCCGCCGGGCTGGGCATGGCCTGGGAGGACCTGTGGGCCCAGCACGGGGACCTCCTGGGTCCCTACCGGGTGAAGTACCCGGTGCTGTTCCACCACGCCGACAAGATGGTGGGGCGGCTGAAGGCGTACGGACAGCACCCGTCCGGGGTCATCATCTCCACCGACACCGCGCTGGTGGGCTCGTTGCCGATGCGGATGGCAGGGACCAGCAAGGCGGACCGCAAGGCGGTGGCCGAGTTCGACCTGGACGCACTGGAGGCCTTGGGCTATGTGAAGTTCGACCTGCTGACGCTGCGCAACCTGGACTCGATCCAGGTGGCGGTGGACCTGATCCACGACACCCACAGCACCGACATCGACGTCTACGACTGGACGCAGGAGTATCTGGACCCGCAGGTGTGGGGGGAGATATCCGACGGGCACACCCTGGGCATCTTCCAGATCGAGACCAGCACCGGAACCCGGATGGCCAAGCGCTTTCGCCCGCAGAGTCTGCAAGACCTGGCCGACGTGATGACGCTGGTCCGCCCGGGCCCGATGAGGTCCGGGCTGACCGAGACCTACCTGCGCCGCAAGGAGGGCCTGGAGGAGATCACCTACGCCGACCCGAGGATGGAACCCATCCTCGCTAAATCGCTGGGTTGTATGTTGTATCAAGAGGATATTATGGCGGTTTGTATGGTTTTGGCGGGGTATGACTCCAATGAGGCCGACACGGTCCGCAAGATCCTCGGTAAAAAGCAGGTCGAGAAGGTGGCTGCTGCGGGCCTAAAGTTCGTCGCAGCGGCAGTCAAGAACGGCATGCAAAGAGAGGTGTCTGAACACCTTTGGGAGCAAATGTCCGAGTTTGCCAAGTATTGCGTATCTGGTGATACTTTGGTGCATTTGGCGGCATCCGGTAGGTACAGCGATGGGACCGTCACGGTGAGCGAACTGCACCGGCGGATCAATGCACCGCTGCTACCCGCCACTCGGAGGGGGGCAAGGCCCTACGCCGGGCCCTGTGTGGTCTGCGGGGCCACTGCCGGACAAGGATTCACTCGGGGCGCATGCGGTCGGTGCTACGTCTGGCGGCAGAAGTTCCGGGCACCAGACCGAGGGACATACGGACTGACGGTGGAGGCCGACGGACGGATCAGGCCGTGCCGGATCCTCGACGTGATCGCCCAGGGCGACGCCCAGACGTTCACCGTCACCCTCGCCGACGGCAAGCACCTCACCGCCACGGCCGACCACAAGCACTTGACCCCTGACGGCCTGCGTCGGGTGGACGAGTTGGCCGTGGGAGACCTGCTGATCACCGACGCTGGTTACGAGATCCGCACCTATGAGCCCACCGATGCTCGCACGACGGTCGGTGAACGACGGGGGGTCGGAACCGTCAACGGTGCGTTCGGTTCGGACAACTACGGCTACATCGACGGTGGGTTCGCGGCCTTAGAGGCTTGGACCGCCCAGGCTCCAGATCACTGCGAGGACTGCGGGGTCAGTGCCTCAACCCACCTGATGGAGCGAGCCCACCTGGACGGCAACCACGCCAACAGCCACGACTGGTCCAACCTGCGGATGCTCTGCCTGTCTTGCCACCGCAAGCACGACTATGCCTACAACGGTCGGCAGCGACGGTGGGGCAAGGGACACCCCATCTCAGCCGTGCAGATCGTCTCCATCGAGGCTCGTGCGGTCGAGCCGGTCTACTCGGTGGTGATGGACGACCCGCACCTGTGGATTGCCAACGGGATCGCCACCTCCAATTCCTTCGGCAAAGCCCACGCATACGGCTATGCCGTGTTGGGTCATTGGACTGGATGGTTGAAGATACATTACCCGGCGCAGTTCCTGACCGCTTGGCTCTCGACAGTGGACAAAGCCCGGATCCCGGAGTTCGTCACCGAGGCCCGCCGGATGGGCTACGCGGTGCGCCCGCCCGACGTGAACCTCTCCGGGGTGGGGTTCGCCACCGACGGGGTCCACGTCCGGTACGGGCTGAACTCGGTCAAGGGCATCGGGGATTCCGGGGTCAAGGCCGTCATGGCCGGTCAGCCGTACACCTCGTTCGCGGACTTTATGGACCGCAAGGGCTCCGGGGCCAACGCCGGGGTGATCAAGACCCTGGCCGCCGTCGGCGCGTTCGACTCCCTGGAGCCGGACCGCAAGGCGCTGGAGCGCCGGATCGACTTCGCCACCTCCGGGGAGGCCGACCGTTGCCTGCACCAGAACGACTCCGCGCTCGGACCGGGTGGTCTGCCGTGCACCTTCGACTGGGCCACCGAGGTGGACCCGCCGATGGTCTCCAAAGGCCGGGGCAAGGACAAGGTGGTCACGGCCAAACCGCCACCCAAGCGCTGCACCCGGTCCTGCCGGAACTTCACCGCTCCGCTGCTGTCCGCCAGCACCGACGTGGCCTACACCGCCAAGGAGATCCGGGACCGGGAGATGGACCTGCTGGGGATCCACCTGTCCTCCACCCCGTTCGACGTCATCCCGGCGGAGATCCTGGCGAACGAGTGCGCCGACGCTGAGCAGATCGACCAGGGGCCGTCCGGGGCCTACCTGGCAGCGGTCACGATCAGCCGGGTGAAGGCGCACACCACCAAGACCGGCAAGCCGATGGGGTTCTTGACCATGCTGGCCCAGACCGGGGAGATCGACGTCACCGTCTTCACCGAGGAGTGGCACCGGCTGGCTGATCTGCTCAAGCCCGGGGTGCTGGGGTTCGCCTACCTGAACAAGAACGACCGGGGGATCACCCTCACCGACCTGCTGCCCATCTGACCGCCACCCGATTGGACTCTGTAATGCCCTCGGCAACGTCCGTCCCCACCCAGTCCGGCCCACCGGTGCTGCCTGCCCCTGCTGTGGCGGCCAAGGCCCCCAAGGCTGCCCCCAAGGCTGCCCCGAAGGTGGCCCCGAGGAAGAAGTCGCCCGCCAAGCCGACCGCCGCCGCCACCCGGGCGATCACCGACTTCGAGGCCCGGTTCGCCAAGACCTTCGGGGCGGGCACCCTGGAGGACGTCACCGTCCGTCCCTACGAGGTGATCTCCTCCGGCTCGCTGTCCTTGGACTACGCCCTCGGGGTGGGCGGTTTCGTGGAGGGCCGCCTGGTCGAAATATGGGGAAATGAGGCAATCGGGAAGTCGACGCTGGGCCTGTACCACCTCGCCGCCGCCCAGCAGAAGCACCCGGCCAAGAAGGTGGCCATCATCGACGTGGAGCACAAGATCGACCTGGCCTGGGCCGAGGTGCACGGGGTCAACCTGAGGGGTCTGTACCTGTACCACCCGGCCAACGCCGAGGACGTGGCCGACGCGCTCAAAGAGTTCATCCGGTCCGGGATCGTCAGCGCCGTGCTGGTGGACTCCATCGGGGCGATGATCCCGGAGGCGGAGAAGGAGAAGGACGCCGACAAGGTGGTGATGGCCCTCCAGGCCAAGATCGTCACCCGGATGGTCAAGATCGCCGCCTCGGAGGCCCCCAAGACCGGGGTCTCGGTGGTGGTCATCAACCAGGTCCGCGCCAACCTGGCCTACGGCGGGACCACCACCACCAGTGGGGGGTTCGCGCTCAAGCACGCGACCACGATGCGGTTGAAGGCCAAGCGCACCGGCACGCTGCCGTTCAAGGCCAAGGTCGGTGGGGAGGACATCATCGTCGGGCACGAGGTGGCCATCTACGTCGAGCGCAACGGCGTCGCCCCGGCGTACAAAACAGCCATCGTGACATTATTTAATCAAGAGACGGAAAAGTACGGACCGGTGGGGATCGACAAGGCCGACGAGACGGTCACGATGGGTCTCAAGACCCACGCCATCGCCCAGCGCGGGGCCTGGTACGACACCCCGGACGGGAAGTCCTACCAGGGCCGCCCGGCCCTCGTGGACGCCGTGCGCGGGGACCTGACCCTCCAGGACCAGATCTCGGACCTGGTGCTCGCCACGGTGGCCTCCACCATCACCGAGGAGGTGGACCCCGAGGAGATCGACCCAGACCCGGAGGCCGTCATCTCCCCGAAGTTCCGCACCACCGCATCCGTGGAGGCGGCGTCGTGATCGCTACCGACGATAACTTCGGCCGGTTCGTGTTCGTTGCCCCACCGGCACCCGCCATCACCACGAGGCCCGTCGTCGCCCCGGCGGCGGAGGTGGTTGCCGTCCTGCCGGTCCAGCGCTCCCCTGAGGTGATCCGGGTGCCCCTGGCGCCCATCGCGGTCATCGAAGTGCCAGCGGTCACCATCGCGGCGCCGGTAGACCCGATGCCGTTCACTGAGCCCGACCCGGTCCTGGTGATCGAGGTCGAGGAGGCGCTGGTTGAGGTCGTCGTGGCTCCCACCGAGCCGTACTACGCCGACGACCAGGTGACGCTTTGGCACGGCGACTGCCTCGACGTGCTCCGCGCCATGCCGGACGCCTCGGTCGACTCGGTCGTGACCGACCCGCCCTATGAACTGACCAGCGGCAAGAAGGGTGGCTCGGGCATCGCGTCCCTCAACCTCAATTCGCCCGCTGGTCGAGCGCGTATCAGCACGGGTTTCATGGGCAATGCCTGGGACGGGACGGGTATCGCGTTCCGGCCCGACCTGTGGGCTGAGTGCCTGCGCGTGCTCAAGCCGGGCGGGTATTTGCTCGCGGCGGGAGGCTCGCGCACGTTTCACCGGCTCGCGAGCGCGGTCGAGGATTCAGGTTTCGAGATTAGAGACTGCATCACTTGGCATTTCGGGTCGGGTTTTCCGAAGTCGCGGAATATCACTAGGGACTTGCATTCACTCCCACCGTGTTCGTGTGATGTTCCGAACCAGTCCGGGACCGTAAATACCGGTATTCCATCTAGCCTTGTTCGAGCAGGAGTAGGAACAGAAGATGGAGCGGTGTCGCTTACAGGGCCTTCCGCAGACAGCACAGGCGGGGTACGGGCGCAGGTGGTCCCCGCTAGTGCGGCGGACCAACGGTGCGTAAATGTGAATACCCTGGACGAACAGAGCGTCGGGGAGAGCCCTCCAGTAGTGCTCAGGGCGTCTACCATGACAAGTGGCGCAGAGAGTGAGCAGATTTGCGGCAGCGTTAGCCGAGTCAAGGTCGATCCAGAAGCGCTGAGGGATGAGGTGGTGCGCAATCAAGCCATCCTCCGTGCCGCAGTCACCACACCTCCCGTCGCGCTCGATGATTCCAGCGGAGACGGTGGCCCATTGCCTGCCCTTGTACTTCCACGTTCCGCCGCGCCAAGCGGGGTTACCGTCGCTGACCATGCGGGTTCTGTAGTCAGCGGACATGCACGCCCGACCGCAGTAGACACCCCGGTCGGTCCAGTTCCGGAACGCGACTCCGCAGACAGTGCAGACATGGACCCGGTTGCCCTTACTTCTCATGTAGTCAAGGTTACCGCCAAGCGCGCATTCCGGTGCGAGGTGTGTGGCGGCGTGGCTGGTCAAATCACAGAGGGGCTGGGGACGGCACTTAAGCCCGCTACCGAGTTCTTTACCGTCGCTCGCAAGCCTCTGATCGGCACAGTCGCGGCGAACGTGCTCGCGTTCGGGACCGGGGCGCTAAACGTGGACGGGTGTCGGGTGGCCACGGCCACGGATGACGATATTCATGCGAAGAACCCACACACCACAGGTGGTTTTGGGCACGCTGATGCCTTGGTGTACGGAACCTCTAGGGGTGCAGATGCCTATGACCCCTCCAAGGGCCGCTGGCCGACCAACGTCCTCCTGGACGAATCTCAAGCCGCCGCACTGGACCTACAGACCGGCACGAGTGTGTCGCGCACTGGCAAGCCGCGCGGAGCAGCGTCCGGGGAGGGCTGGGGCATGACGGCTACGGGTGCCGAGTACGCGGACTCTGGTGGGCCATCACGCTTCTTTCCCACATTCAAATACCAGGCAAAAGCGCCCACCAAGGAGCGCCCCAAGGTGGACGGAGTAGCACATCCCACCGTAAAACCACTCGAATTGATGAAATGGTTGGTGCGGCTGGTCACCCCTCCCGGAGGGGTGACGCTGGACCCGTTTGCCGGGTCCGGTACCTCGGGCGAGGCGGCCATCGCGGAAGGCTTCCGGTCGATCCTGATTGAGCGGGACCCCACCTACCTGCCGCTGATCGTGAAGCGGCTGGATTTGACGATCGAGGAGAAGGACCTGTGAGGGGCACGACCAGGGACATGTCAAACGCCCATGAACTCCATCTCGTGAAGGTGCTGGGTGGTCGCCGGACCCCGGGGAGCGGCAACGGGTTTGCGAACCCCATGGACGGGCGGCTGAACCGGTACACCGACGCCTTCGCCGTGGCCTGGGATGGGAAAGCCACATTGGGCAAGAGCGTCGGGGTGACCCGGTCGATGTGGGACAAGGCCGTCGAGCAGGCCCTCGGTGAACGCCCGATGCTGGCGCTGCGGTTTTACGACACCGAGCGATTGCACGTCGGGCTGGACCTGGCCGTGGTCAGCCTGGACGACTTCGCCGAACTGCTGGACCTGGCCCGCGAGGGTGCCCTGCACCGCGCCGAGTGCGGGAGGCAATGATGCTCATCACCCAGAAGCCGTCCGTGAACTTCCGCAAGTTGCTCGCCGGGGCCAGCGCCGGGGAGGTGCTGATCCCGATCATGCGGGCAGCGCTGTATGACCCGGACTTCAAGAGTTTCGACGTGCACATCGACGGCTTCACCGCCCGCCCGCCGGACCCGTGGTTCCACCCGAGCACGCACCCGATGATGCACCCGAGGCAGTTGTACTACTACCTGGCTCATCCGGATGCGCTGCTACCGGAGATCTTCGACCCGCACTCCACCATGGCAGTGACCCAGGGGACCTTCTGGCACGAATTTTTCCAGCACATCCTGTTGGAGGTCGGCGCGATCTTGCCCAACCCGACCCCGACGCCTGGACGCAACGTCGCCGAGTGGGGCTGGGTGCACGCCGTGACCCAGGCCCGGGGGCACTCCGACGGGCTCACCCCGGACCAGGAGATTTTTGAACTTAAGAGCATGAATCAGGCCCGGCTGTCCAAGTTGGCTCCCGGGGCTCCGGCCGACCCGGCGGTGCTGGCCTCCTTCCGCAAGATGTGCCCGGACTACTACGCCCAGGGCCAGGAGTACATGCGCCTGTCCGGGCGCCGGTCCTGGCGCTGCGTGCTGATGGCCATCGAGTACCCCTACCCGATGCGGGAGATCGTGATGGCCTACGACCCGATCTACGCCCAGGGCATCGCGTTCAAGTACGAGACGGTCATCCAGGCCGTCGCCGACCAGCGCCCACCCCGGCCGTGCTGCGGCGGAGGGGCTGCGGCCTCCACCTGCTTCGCCCGGGCGATCTGCCCGCTGGGGTCGTTGTGAGTGCCAGCCCCCTGGCGGCCTTCCGGGTGGACGTCCCCATCCCTCGGCCGGTCCCGGCTCCCACCACGCCTGGGCTCGGGCAGGTGCTCTGCTTCGACCAGTCCCTGGCGGCGCTCGGGTGGGTCTGGCTCCAGAGCACCGCGCAGGGCCTGCGGGTGCTCGCCCTGGGGTCGATCACCACCAACCCGAAGGACTGGCCCACCGGGCACGAGGGGACGCTCCAGCGGGCCGTACACGTCGCCACCGAGATCCGCCAGGTGGTGCAGGGCGCCCTCGGTCCTGAGACCCTCCTGGGCAACCTGGACGCCATCGCGCACGAGACCCCGCCGGTGGCCAGTCACATGTCCCGGCCGGAGTCCTCCCTGCTGGCTGCTCTCGGGGTCCGGCTGCTGGCGGAGACCTTTGCGCTGCCGGTGGTGATGATCGCCAACCAACACTCCAAGTCGGTGCTGACAGGGCATCCGAACACCGACAAGAAGGGCTGGCACCTCGCCTTGTCCGGCTACGACATCGCCGGACCCGTCCCGAAGAACGAAGGCCAGCGCGATGCGGCGTGCCTCGCCGTGACGTATTTCCTCGACAGGAGCATCTGATGGTGGCAGTGGGCAAGACCCGGGCGTCGGGGCAGACCGGGGCAAGCACGGAGGCCAAAGAGGCCGCCAGGACCGCCGAGGACCCGATCGAGATCACGATGCCGGAGGATAAGCCTCGCAGCATGCACCGCACCCCCGGCTTCGCCCGGATGCGCACCGACTGGCGGGGGGAGGACCGGGCCATTCTGACGCGGGCCCAGGCGGCGGTGCAGGGCCGGATCTCCACCACCTTCGCCGGGGCGTTCGAGGTGATGAACCAGATCTACGACATCGTGCGCACCCCCCAGGTGGACGCCCAGGGGGAGATCAAGGTGGACCAGTATGGCTGGACGATCTGGGTCACCAACGAGTTCGGCGGACACGATGAGGACTTCACCCGGCTGACGTCGGCCCAGAAGGAGGACCTGCTGTTCAAGATCACCACCCGGATCTTCGGCTGGGAGCAGGATGCGGCCGATGCGTGGGGAGAGGCGATGCTCGCCAAGGCGGTCTTCGAGGAGCGGTTCGCGCTCGGCTTCGACGCCCCGATGTCGGGCACCGTGGACGACCGCAAGGCCGCCGGTGCGCTGGACGCCCGGGACGAGCGTTACTTCGCCATACTGCAAAGTCAGTACAGCCGCCGCGCCGAGTCGCTGGTCCGCAGCATGGCTCTGCTGGGCCAACGGATTAAGGACACAATGGTCTAAAACAGCGCACGCTATCCCAAACTAGGACGGTCCCCGGCGAGCCTTAGAGTGAATCTAAGGACCTGGCGGGGGACCGTCTGTGCCGAATACGGTCAGGGGTACTACGCTGCTGACCGGCGATAATGTCGCCACTGGCGACCACAGCCAGGATCCCTCAGGACGCCAGGGAAGGGGTGCGTGTAGCGCGAGGTGCCAACGGTCGTCCCGACTGTCCTAGCGGTTCCTTTGCTCCGTGAACTTTTCCGCCACCACCAGGCGTGGCATAGCGCGTATGAGGCCCGAGACGTCGAGGACGTCCTGGTCTCCCACGGCTTCTCGATCTCCCTGTGGGACCTCGACTACCTGGTCTCCGCCATTAGTTGTCTGCCGACCCGACAACGCCAAGCGATCCAACTGTGTTTCCTGGACGGCCTTCGCGAGGAAGACGCCGCGATCGCCATGGGGGTCTCCCCCACCAATCCCGTCTCGATGTATGCCAATGCCGGATTGGTCAAGATCTTGGCCATGATCGAGCGCGGCGACCTGGTCCGGTACACGAAGGAGATCATCTGATGGCGTCGATGCCGCTGCGGCGGGGGCTCTGTGCGAGCCTGGAGGCTGAAAGCAACCGGCTGATCAAGGAGAGCCTGGTTGGCGTCACGAAGCATAGCGACAAAGCGGACATTCTGACCCAGTGGAAGGAGCAGGAGCGATACCGGCGTGAGGTGTACGTGGCCTCCGGTACTCCTGATCCCAGCGTCCGGCTCGGCATGTTCGGCCGAGTCCTGAATCCCACCCGCCCGGAACTCAATTGCCTTGGCGGCGAGACCGAGGTCGTCGTGCGCGACCGGGGGTCAGTGAGGATCGAGGACCTGGCCGACACCACCCAGGAGATCTTCACCTCCAAGGGGTGGAGCAAGGGCGAGTTTCGGTCCTATGGCGTCGGCGACCTCCAGCGGATCGTGCTCACTCGCGCCGGTGTCGAGAAGGTGGTGTGGGCGACTCCCAACCACAGGTGGCTCGTCAACGGAAAGGGTCAGGGGGTTTACAAGAGCGGCGCCCGCAAGGGTCGGCCGTACGCGCAACTTCACTGTCCCTCGGTCGTGCTGGAGGTGCCCACCTCCGGTCTCGTGGCCGGACAGCGGATGGCTACCAAGTACCTCCCCATGTTGATTGGACAGACGACACCCTCCGCCTTCGGGGTGGCGCATGGTTTCAGTTTCGGAGATGGCTCTCGCGTATCTAGCAAGCGAGGTATCGAAGGAGGCAGTTCCACTGACCTGTTCGGGGAGAAGGAGTTCTGCTTGTTGCCGTACTTCCCCAATCCGGCCCTGGCCTACTACCCGAGGCCAGACGTCTCAGTGAGCACCGTGCGAGTGACCGGACTACCGGGCTACTTCAAGGACCTGCCGAGCATCAGCGAGAGCGTGCCCTACCTCTACGGCTGGCTGGCGGGGTATGTGGCTGCCGACGGCGACGTGACCGTCAATGGGTACTGCCGACTGTCCTCGCACTCCTTGTCTAACCTGCTGTTCGCGCGGGACGTGTGCTACCGACTCGGTATCACCGTGTCGAGTCCGACGGTTTCGCATGGGCAAAACCCCTTCACCGGTGAGCCGTACACCATGTACACCCTCCAGATTGACAAGTGGTCCTTGACCGAGCCGTTCTTCATCCTCGACTCCCATCGGGCCAGGTGGGTGAACTCTCGCCTCAGGACGACGGCCGCCACCAAGGATCGTTGGCTCGTGCAGTCGGTTGACCCCGTATCTGAGTCCAGAGAGGTCTACTGCGCCGTCGTTCCGACGACTGAGGACTTCCTGCTGACTGACTACTTGCTCACGGGCAACTCCCGCAGTGGTGTGTCCAGGCCCCGCACCATGATGGGCACGATGGGTCTGCTGGCCCACATGGATTCGGACGTGGACTGACCATGCACCTGGCTTCGTCTGGAGATGCAGTCCCCGTCCCGGGCACCGGCGCCCGGGTGGTGCGCAGCGCAGTGGTCTACCGCCTCGGTGGGCGCCAGTACCCGATGATGACGGCGAGCCAGTGCCTGACTTGCAACTCGCCCTACCGGGTCGAGATCGAGCGGGCCCTGATCCGGTCCTACTCTGCGGCCTCGATCCACCGGTCGTTGCCCGCTGCCGGGCAGAGCGCCTTGAGCGTGCACAACATCCTGGAGCATGCCCGCAAGCACCTGCCGGTGGACCACTCCATCCGCCAGGCCGCCATCGAGGCCCGCAGCCGGGAACTGGGGATCGACGTGGCCAGCGCCGAGGGCGCCCTGGTGGACCACATCTCCTTCGCCCGACTGGGTCTCCAGCAGGTCTACGAGGCGATGGTGGAAGGCAAGGTGCACCCGGACGTCAAGGACGGCATCGCCTTCGCCAACGTGCTGCTGAAGGTGGAGGAGCGGTCCGGCGGCGGCATGGACGAGGAGATGATGGCCCGGGGGTTCTTGGCCTACATGTCCGCGCTGCGTCAGGTGTGCACCCCAGGACAGATCCAGTCGATGAACGACCTGATCCAGGCCGACCCGATCATGAAGTCCCTGCTGGGTCGGTCTGAGCGGGTGATCGAGGTCGGCGTGGTGGACCCCGAGGCAGTCGTGGCGTAGATAAAAAGTTCTGTCAGTTGCACATCGTTGTCAATCGGGCCTAGAGTCGGGGCACCCGCTTCATCTACCTGCTGGGAGAAAAAATGTTCCTCCGTTCCGCCCCCTCTGAGACCCTGACCGACGTCATCGACCGGATGGAGACCGACGTGTCGGCCTCCCTGACCTTGTCCTCCAACGACATCGTGGTGGACCTGGCTCAGAACTCCATCGCGCTGGGCACCGTAGAGGTGCCGGTGACTCCCGAGGGCCTCAAGGCCCTGAGCACCTCCCTGGACATCCCGTCGGCGTTCCTGCTCCGTCAGGACCCCGACCTCCAGCAGGTGCTGCTGACCACGTTGCTCTCGCGCCAGCCCGGCAACGCCGTCTACGGCTACTCCGAGGCCGGGCTCAAGGAGGTCCGCGACCCGCGCACCCAGGTCATCTCCCCCTCCCGGTTGCTGCACGTCGCTTCCCGGGTGATCGACCCGCTCGCCCCGGTCCGGGACTTCTGGACCACCGGGGCGGAGTTCCGCCTCGACGTCACCGTGCCCGAGGGATCCGACCGGGGCGTAGGCGGGGACAACGCGGTCGGGGACCTGTCGGTGGCCGGGATCCGGATCATTCAGGACCGCAAGCACAACCTGGCCCCGGCGGTGCAGCCGTTCCAGTACCGGCTGTTCTGCACGAACGGGATGAGCACCCGCTACGACGGGGCCCAGGTGGACGCCCGGGGGTCCTCGGTAGAAGAAGTCCTTGCCGAGTTCGAGACGATCGCGGACCTGGCCTTCCGCCGGGCCGAGGCTGACATGGAGGCGTTCTACTCCCTGCGCTCGGAGCGGCTGGAGCACCCGGAGCGCACCATGCTTCGGATGGCCCAGGACGCGGGTCTGCCGACCCGGACCACCACCCGGCTGTTGGAGCAGATCCCGCTGATCTCCCAGCAGGAGGGGCACTCAGGCGACGTGACTACCTTCGACCTGATCAACCTCATGACCAACATGGCCAACGACCCGTCGGCGACCCGCCCCGGGATCCGGCTGGCCCTGGAGCAGGCAGCGGGGAAGGTCGTCTCCGAGCACGCCGAGCGGTGCAACTCCTGCCAGTCGCGTCTGGTGCACTGACCGGCGCACCGCATCGCCGGGGCCCGGCCTGTCGCGCAGACGGGCCGGGCCCCGGTCAGCACCCACCATCTACCCCCTGAAGGAGCACCACCTCGTGGGCACCGGCATCGACATGAGCAACTCCGGCATGACCGACCTCAACGACGCAGACATCCTGCGTCTGGAGGGGGTGCTGCGTCACCTGCACGCGCGGCAGGGCACCAGCGTGTCCCTGGAGGGGTTCCGCAAGGAGGCCCGGGACCGGTTTGCCGAGGTGGGCTTCCGGGTGGAGGTCAAGACCTACGACACCCCCACCGCCGGGATCTTCGCCTTCGAGATCGAGATACGGGAGCGGCTGGAGGGGGAGTTCGACCCCGATCAGATGGTGCACGAGGCCACCAACGACCTGCTCGGCCTGGGCACCAAGGGGGTCATCACGACCAACGGCGGTCTGTGGACCCCGCCGTCGCACACCCGCGTCTCCCGCTGAGTGGCCTTTCACTCCGCCGTCAAAGCCAACCGGTTCCCGATCCCGGTTGGCTTCAACCCGTTGCGCGCCATCGAGTTGAGTGCGGGGTTCCGGGACCAGGTCCCGGACATCATGGAGTTCGCCATCTCCGACCGGTACCTGAACCGGCCGTACATGTTTCCTCGCCAGGCGACCCTGCTGAAGATCATCTTTTTGCAGACAGAATTGTTCACCCAGTACGACCATGACGTCATCGGGGAATGGACCGAGTCCTACATCCACACCGCCGACAACAACGGTCAGGGCAACAGCGGGATCCAGCCCGACATCATGGCCCGGATCGCAATCTGCAAGGCCGAGGGTCGGCCCTGGTTCCGGGAGACGTTGAACGTCTCCGGCCGACGCGGCGGCAAGGGGCACATCGGGGCCTACGCCGGGGCCTACGTGCTATGGAATTACATGAGTTGGGGTGACCCGCAGGGCCACTTCGGGATCGACCGGGACAAGAAACTGGAGATGCTGGTCTTCGCGGGCAAGAAGGAGCAGGCCAAGACCAACCAGTGGAAAGACCTCACCAACGTCATCATCGGTGCGCCGTGCTTCAGTCCGTACATCTCCCGCTCGCTCAGCGAGATCCTGACGGTCTACGCCCCGCATGACTTCGAGCGATTGTTCGAGCGGTGGCAGCGCGGGGTGGACTCCGAGGCAGACCTGGCCACCTTCGAGATCAAGCCCAAAGAGTCCACCCTGATGGCCGCCCGTGGCCCGGCGTCCATGTGCCTGGACCCCTCCACTCCGGTGCTGACCTCTGACCTGCGCTGGGTGCCGATCGGTGACCTGCGCCCAGGTGACGGCGTGGTCGGTTTCGATGAGCACCCCATCAAGGGGTCTCAGCGCAAACTGCGTGACGCCCAGGTGGTGGGCACCCGGACCGTGCGCAAAGAGGCTGTCCGACTGACCTTTGACGATGGCAGTTCCGTCGTGTGCTCGCTCGATCACCCCTGGTTGTTCAAGGACTTCGGCAAGGGTGGGACTTACCTGTGGCGTGAGACCCGCAAGTTGCGGGTGGGGGGTGCGGTCCAGCGCCTCGCTTCGTCGTGGTCGGGGCTGGCGTCGCCACCGGGATGCGACTTCACTACCCTCACCAAGATCGAGGCTCTGCCCCGGCAGGAGTTGGTCGATATCCAGACGACCAGTCACACCTTCATCGCCAATGGGCTGTTTAGCCACAATTGCCAGATGTATGACGAGATGGCTCACGTTATTGCCACCGGTGGGAACCGAGCAGCAGCCGATGTCTACGAAGCCGCGACCCCAAGCCTGGACCAGTTCAAGACCTGGGCGTTCTTGTACGAGCCGTCGAGCCCCTGGCAGCGCACCGGGCAGTTCTACAAGAACTACGAGCGGGCGTTGCAAAAGGAGGCTGACGGGACCCCCTCCTACCCCGAGATGCTCATGGTCCAGTTGGCTTCCTGGTCGATATACAAGGATTGGGAGCGGGCCAACGACCTGCTGGATTCCCCGGGCGGCATGAGGCTGATGCCGCTCAAGGGCGCGATCCAGGAGTACGACACCCAGATGCAGCGCCTGGAGCGGGCCAACGACCTGCTGGATTCCCCGGGCGGCATGAGGCTGATGCCGCTCAAGGGCGCGATCCAGGAGTACGACACCCAGATGCAGCGCCTGGAGCGGGCCAACCCGGAGACATTTAATGTTGAGCGGCGGGCCTGGTGGGCAACCACGATGAACGCTTACTTGGCCGAGGAGAAGGTCAAGGCGATATGGGCTCCGTACCAGGGCGAGGTGCTTACCCAGCAGACTGAGGGGCGCCTGAACATCAACTACCGGGCCCACGGAGACCCGAGTAAGAGCGGCGCAGGCTTCGGCTACTCGATCGCGCACATCGCGGGCTACGACGAGCGAGGTCTCCCGCACGTCGTCTTCGACAAGATCCACTCCTGGAACCCCGCCGACTTCCCCGGGCACGAGGTGGACTACTCGATGATCCAGGGCGACATCGAGAAGGACCTGGATGCCTTTATGCCAGTCGAATTGACATTCGATCAGTTTAATAGCGTGAATGTCATTCAGAGTCTCCGTAAATACGTGGCAAAATCCACCCGTCCCAAGAAGACGAACGTCTACGAGCGCACCGCCACCGCCAAGTTGAACTGGCAGACCTCGGAGACCTTCAAGACGGCCCTGAACATGGGCCTGATCCATGGCCCCTACCACGAACTGGCCGACCTGGAACTGCGCTACCTCCAGGACTTCGGCGGTCGGATCGACCACCCCACGTCCGGGCCTGTGCAGACCAAGGACATCGCCGACACGCTGTGCATCAACGTCTTCGAGTTGATCGGCTCGCAGATGTCCTCCTTCATCGCCCAGCAGTTGAGTGAGACCCCGCTGGGGGCGACCGCCCAGGGCGGCTTCGACCCGAGCACCTCCCGCAACTCCACCGAGGCGGTCATCCAGCAGATGTCCGGGTTCGGCCGTGCCCGTCGAGGCCCCGGCGGCATGGGCTCCGGTGGGCGGTTCCGCCGTGGCTGAGGTTTGAGTTGTCTGTCTCTCTATAGGTCAACTTGACAGCGCTTCATCGGTTCGGACACCATGTCGTCCGACTCGCTGACCGTCGACTTCAGGCGTTCGGCACCGCGTCCTCCACTGGGGGGACAGACTCGGGAGATAAAAAGATGCCCACCATTTTGATGACGGCGGCTGCCATCAAGCCCCAGGTGGATCGTGCCTACGGCGGAACCCATGCGTTCCAGTGGGTGCGCGAGGCGTACGTGAACTCCGACCAGGCCGGGGCACGCAAGATCGAGTTCACCACCGAACCTCAGGGCGTGGTGGACTTTGACGTCCATCGGCGGATGATCGTGGACGACGGCTGCGGGATGGACCCCGACGAGATCGCCGGGTTCATGAACAAGTTCGGCGGCTCGGGCAAGTCCATCGGGGCCACCTACGGCAACTACGGCTACGGCTGCAAGGTCAGCCTGCTGCCCTGGAACCACCACGGCCTCGTGGTGATCTCCCGGGGCGCGGCGGGGGCGCTCAGCCTGATCTGGATGCACCTGGACGTCGATCACGACGACTATGGCGCGAGGATGTTCGACCTCAACGCCGGGACCGGCGACGACCCCGACTGGTCGGACGTCGTCCCGCTCGATGAGTTCGACGCCTGGGACTGCGGTGATGACACCCTGGACTGGAAGCAGGTCGGCAACGACGCCCTGGGCACCGACTCCAACGGACACCCGTGCACCGGCACCGTGCTCGTGCTGATGGGCAACGGCCCCGACCAGGACACCGTGCGCGGCGATCCGAGCCGCGAGGAGTTCGGCAAGTACGACATCGTGCAGTACCTCAACGGTCGGCTCTGGGAGGTCAACCTTGACACCGAGGTCGCCCAGTACGAGTTCTGGTCCAACCGGGCTAAGTGGCCAACCCAGATCCCGCAGAAGCAGATCCGCCGCCCGCACGGGCTCCGCTCGGTGCTGGAAGGTGCGGCCCGGCCCACCGCTCTACACCCTGGACGCGGCATCGAGGCGTCCGGGACGCTGACCTTGTCCACGTCCGATAGCGGCATGAAGGTTGACCTGGACTGGACCCTGTTCAAGGAGCCCACCCTCAATCGCGGCGATCTGGTCAGCCTGCCGCTGATCGGCGTGCTGTTCGAGGCCCACCCAGGACTGCCCGAGGTCTTCGACCTGCACGCCGCCGGGATGAACGGCATCGGCGTGCGCGCCCGGATGAGCAGGTTCGTGAAGGTGAGCGACGTGCAGGACCGGCTCGCGCTGATCATCCGGCCCCAGCCCAAAGCGGTCGACTCCCGGATCAACGTCTTCCCCGACGCCAGTCGCACCCGGTTGCTCTACACCGACCCGAAGTCGGGCGGCAAGGACCTGCCTTGGGACGAGTGGGTCACCGCCTGGCAGAACCACATGCCCACCGAGGTGAAGAAGGCCATCGCCGACCACTACAGCGCGCTGGCCACCACGGCCCCGGATGAGGAGTCGGTGCGTCTGCTCGGGCAGCGGTACCTGCCGTTCCTGCGTCAGACTGTCACCCGACTGGTCCGCTCGCTCACCCCCACCGGGCTGACCGGTGCGACCAAGACCGGCATCGGCGGAACCGGCACCCCGGGCGTCACCCGTACTGGTCCCGTCACCGAGCGGCTGGTCAAGCCAGCGACCCGGATCCGGAGCAGGAGACCGACCCATCCGGCCGACTCCGGCGGGGACCAGGACCTCAAGGAGAGCAGCGTCCGGGGCGCCCTGGTGCAGGTGGTCGCCGAGTCCCGCCCTGACCAGTGGTACGGGGTCACCTACGACCCGGCCGCGCGGATCGCCACCGTGAACACGGCGTCGGAGTCCTACTTGCGGGTGATGAACTACATGCTCGACAAGGAGTCCAGCCGGGGCCGGATCACCGACGATGCGGAGAATCCCCGCCGCCGCGCCGTCACGGCCGCGATCCACGACACCATCGTTATGCACGTCAGACTTGCGATGACCGAGACGGTGGTCGAATCCAACGCTCACCCCGACGAGAGGGACGAGATCTTGGCCGACCCCGCTGTGAGCACCTGCCTGCGGGGCATCCGCAACATCGAGGAGATGGCGTCCGGTCCGATCGGCGCTGCCTTGAAGGGCAAGAGGCTCGCAGCATGAGCAAGCCGCTGCGGCTCCCCCTAGATGTCGATCCGGATTTTGGCCCCCAACTGGTGCTCAAGCCGGTGCTCCAGTACCCCGGGTCGAAGGTGCGGATGGCGAGGACCATCATCGACCTGCTCGGACCGCACACCACCTACGTCGAGCCCTACTGCGGCTCGGCGGCAGTGTTCCTGGCCAAGCCCCGGGCGAACGTGGAGATTCTCGGGGACATGAACAAACTCCTCATCATGTTCTACGAGACGCTGCGCGAGGAGGAGACGGCGTTCAAGTTGATCCGGGCGCTGACGTACACCCCCTATGCGCGCGCTGAGTTGGAACTCTGCGCGCATGACGACGCGGCCCTGGATCCGATCGAGCGGTCCCGCCGGTTCATGGTCCGGACCAACCAGACCTTCGTGGGCAGCGCAGGTAGTGGGAACTGGGTCATCACCTACGGCGGGTCCTCCGGCCACTCCAACGCGACCAAGTGGAACAACTACGTCACCCGGCTGTTCACCGTCCACGAGCGTCTGACCGGGGTGCAGATCGAGTGCCGGAACGCGGTCGAGATCCTCCAGCGGGCCTATCTCAAGCACGACGACCAGATCGCGGTCTACCTGGACCCGCCGTACATCATGACCGACCGAAACGGCGCCAGGTACACCGAGGAGGCCGACCTGCGCCATCACCAGGACATGCTGGAGACGGTGGTCAAACTCACCGGGCCCGTGGTGATCTCGGCCTACGAGAACACCCTCTACGACGATGCGCTCGGTGAAGGCGGCGCGGGCTGGAAGAAGATCCTCGTCAAGGTGTCTGCTTCGTCTAGTGCGGGTAAAGGTTCGGTGGCTAAGCGCACCGAGGTGCTGTGGGCCTCACCGGCATGCCAGGGCGGCCCGCCTGAGTCGGTCCTGCTGGTCCCGTCTGACGTCGCAGACGTAGGTCTGCTGGATGTGCCCACCCAGGCCGCCCCCGGCGCCTGAGGCGGTCGTCCTGGACCTGTCGGGTCATCCCCGAATCCCATGAAGAAGTGACATGACGACACTGCGAGCGACCAAGCACATCGCCTCCCTGCCGGGTCTGCACCTGCACCTGCTGCCCGAGGACGACGCCGAGGCCCTGGCGCACCTGCTGCGGGTCCACAAGCCCTCCAGGACGGCCTCAGCGGCCGACGACGCGGACCCGTTCAACCGGGCCGCGCTGCACGCCGTAGCGTCTGACGGTGGCTTCACGGTGCACGACCACATGGGGGACGGGCCGACCTCCGGCTACATGGTCTCCCTGTCCAAGACCAGCGAGAAGTCGATCCCGCTGGCGAACCTGGCGGCGGCCGACATCACCGCCTACCGGACCAGGTATGCCACCGCGCTCAAACGGGCCGACTGCTACCTCGGGGCCTGGGTGTTCGAGGGCAACGTCTACCTGGACGTCTCCCAGCACGTCGGCGACCGTACGCATGCGATCGACCTGGCCCACCAGCGCGACCAGTTGGGCATCTTCGACCTGGGTTCGATGAGCACCATCGACACCCAGATAAAGTCCACCGCCGGACGAAAGATCGCCACGATCACCGGTCGGGGCGCGGCCTGGAGCCAGCACACCGCCGGGGCTAAAGGCGAGGTCTTCGTCGCTGCGGACGGCCAGTCCTTCGACCTGGTCCGCACCCTTGGAGAACGTCTAGTCCAGGCCACTGTAGATGGGATCGAGGCTGGCTTCCTCGGGTGGACACAGCACGGCACCGTCGGCATGGTCATGGTCCACGACCCCTATCGCCGCCTCGGTATCGCTTCCGCCCTGCTCGCCTTCGCGCGCCGGGTCTCGGGGGAGAGCATCGAGCACTCCGAGTCCTTCACGCCCGACGGCGAGGCCTGGAGCCAGCATGTCGCCGGGGCTAACGGCTCGCTGCCCATGGACCTGCGCCTGGAGGTCAAGCCGAACCGTCGCGGCGTGCTCGCCTGGCTGCCTGGGGCCCAGATCAAAGAAATCACCGACTACGGAGCCGCCCCGACCGAGGACATCATGGTCGGGGAGTTGAACTGGACCGACGACGGGATGATCTCCTGGGTCGTCGTCTACTACGAGGAGTTCCGCCGCCGGGGCCTAGCCGACGCCATGTGGGGACTGGCCAAGGCCACCGACCCGCGAGTGCACCACTCCCAGGCCCGCAGTGAGTCCGGCGACGCCTGGGCTCGCAGCACCGGCGACCGACTGCCCCGGCTGAACAACACCGCTGCATTGTCGACGGTCTACTTCCACGCCTCCCCGACGGCGATGCCGGTGGGCACCGTGATGCATCCCGACCCGGACAAGCGGTTCCCGCAGGCCGATCCGCACCAGGTCTACTTCACCCCTGACCCTTGGGTCGCGCTGCTGCACCACGGCGGCATCACGGCCTACATCGACGGTCGCACGCACCTGTACAAGGTCGAGCCCCTCGGTGAGATCGAGGACGACCCCGAGGCTGTCGTGGCAGGCAAGCGGGGCCAGTCCTTCATGGCTTCCGGTGCGCGCATCTTGGCCGAACTGACCGGTGACGCGGGGACAGCGCTTCTCATGAAGACCTCACTCCGGTCCATGGCGGTGTCCTGGCGAGATCGGGGAGCCCAGCCGACCGGCGTGGACGCCTTCATCTCCCCCGATACCGGACGCTCCCGGGGGAACCTGTACAGCGTGTGGCTGTACGGCTCGATGGAGGCCCGGTTCCCCCGACTCAAGCAGGCCCGGGAGTACGTGGAGGCGATCTACGGACCGTTGACCTGGGAGAAGGTCAAGGGCGACCAGATGCCCCATTATGACCAAGTTTGGGGCCAAACAACCGAGTTCAACGATTCCTCTTACTTTATGGTAGTTCGGCACCTACCCCGGCTCGGTGCGCAGGCATCGCTCAAGGTCGCCGTCGAGACCGGCGTCTGGTATCACACCGGTGATCCCAGCCGGTGGCAGCAGGGCCAGTATTCGCACCTCGGAACCATGAACTCCGTGCTGGATCGCCGGATGAAATACCCGACCCGGGGCGTCTGGAAGATCACCATCAACCCGCGTCACCCGCTGAACACCCCAGCCACCCCGCTGGAGGACTTCGAGGCGAACATCCTGGGCGAGTGGATGGTGATGTCCCACGGCTCGGGTGAAGCACCCGGGGACAAGGTGCAGGGGCTGCGCTACGACGGCGACGTCAAGGACGTCATCGCCAAGACCGGCTGGACCCCCGCCACCGACGCGATCTACTACTCCAACTTCGTGGAGGGCAAGGGCGACGTCTCCGTGATGGTGCTCGCCTCCGCCGTGGTGGCCAAGAAGGAGATGATCGGCGACCAGGAACCTCTGTGGGGCAGCACCGACCAGTTCGGCTTCGCCGCCGCCAAGACCGCCAGCACCCCGGGCAGCCTCATCGCGCGCGGGCTGACGATGGAAGTGGACCAGCACTGGCTCGCCCTCAAGGCCGAGGCGGGCACGCTCACCGCCCAGGACATCCTCGCCGCCCTGCACTTCATCGACGGCCGAGTCGGAGAGTGGTGGGGGATCGTCGGGTCCTTTGACGACCTGGACGGCTGGAAGAACGACTGGGGTCACGTCGAGGACGACGAGACCGTCAAGACCCTCCTGGCGGAGTACGACGACTATCCGAACATCCACGGCACGATGGGCATCGTGCTGGTCGCCAAGCGGCCGATCTTCAACGGCAAGCCGTGGGACCCCGACGACGTGGACGACGACGCTCGCGGGTACGAGATTCATCCGCTGATGGGCAACTCCGGCCTGCCTACTTCGGCCCGCGACGTCGACCTGGTCGAGATCCACTACAACGCCGGGTGGGGCTGGAAGACCCTGCCCGCCACCGGGATGCGCGCCAAGGCTGCCAAGGGCGACGGCATGGACACCTGCAAGTTCTGCGGGTCAAACGACCTGTGGGGCAACCACTTCGACGCCGACGGCAACGGAACCGAAGGTGACCAGGGGGCCTGGGACCTGCTCTGCGAGCAGTGCGGCAAGTTCCAGATCCGCCGCAACCGCAAGACCACCGCGCTGACCACCACCGCCTATGGTCCGCACCAGACCGACGTGTACAAGGCAATGGATTTGGTCCGCCCGTACGCCATGTCGGTGTCCGTGGACGGCTGCGAGGGGACCATCCGGCGAATCCTGACCACGGAGGGCTACCCGGCCAAGCAGGCCGAGCAGGCCTACGCCGTCGAGCGGGGCACATACGGAACGTCCTCGGTAGCCTGGGATACCAGCGCAAACCCGGCCATCCCCTTGGTCGCCTTCGGCGACGGGATGAAGGACGAACTGACCCTGCTGCACGAGTGCGCGCACATCCTGCGCAACGGCCCGTCTTTCGCGGTCGAGGACAAGGTCAACGGTGGTCACGACGGACGGTGGATGGCGACGTTCTCCGCCCTGGTGCAGAAGTACGCCACCCGGCATCTGCGCGACCAGTTCAACGAGGTGTTCGGTAACGGCACCGGCGGCCTGGACGCCAAGTGGGCCAAGACGGCCGGGCTGACCACGACGGCGATCGGCACCTACCAGACCAGCATCTACCAGGCCCAGGTCGAGATCCGCGTGGTCGCCAAGAAACTGTCCATGGACCAGGCCGGGGATCTGGCCCGGCGAGTGCTGGTCGAGGCAGGCTTCCCCGACGCCGACGAGGCCTACGCCGTCTCGCACCCGCATGGGGGTGGCCGGTCCTCGGTGGCCTGGGGTCGCGACGAGGACCGGCCCGGCATCATCATTCCGTTGGTGGCCCTGGCCACCGACATGATGGACGAATTGACCGTGCTGCACGAGTGCGCGCACATCCTCTACAACGGGGTGGCGCTGCGCGGCATCCAGAGCACCGACGTCGCCGAGGGCGGGCACAACGGGGGATGGCTCAAGGTCTTCTACGACCTGGTGCAGAAGTACGCCACCGCCAGGATGCGCGAGAAGTTCAACCAGGTCTTCGGCAACCACTTCATCGGCGGCGTGGACAGCCGGTGGGCAGCCAAGACGGCCGGGCTCGGCGACGACCTGCTGTTCCGAGGCATCAATCGCACCGTGCCGGTCGAGGTGTGGGAGCAGATGCAGGCCGGGAGCGCCGACGCGCTGCTCGACTTCCTATCCTTGGGCCGGGGGTCCATCGGCAACGTCGACAGCATCGGACTGCACTGGACCCCGTCGCCCGCGCGCGCCGAGTTGTTCGCCCGCCCCAAGGCTCCGTTCTGGCAGGACGGCTGTCCCTGGGTCTCGATGATGCTGACCGCCCGGGTGCCGCTAGACCAGCGCCTGGACCGCAGCGACCCCCGCTGGAGCACCTTCGTGCCCGACGCGCTGGAGTACGACGTCGAGGACGAGGTCGCCCTCGCACCGGGCACCTCGATCACCATGGTCAACGTGCATTACTGGGACGAGCGCGGCCAGCGCAAGGTGCTGCGCACCTCTCAGCAGGTCACCTCCGCTCGGGACTGGACCGAGTTCCCGGACCCGGCGGGCATGGTCATCCAGGGCGGCGGTGACGCGGTCCCCGGCGGCTACAACGGTTTCTTCGCCGTCTTCGACCGCGCGTCCGGCAAGCGGATGGGGTACATCGACTACCAGAGCGCCCGCGAGGACGGCGTGGTAGACGTGAAGATCGGCATGGTCGAGGTCGAGCCGGAGTACCGGCGCAAGGGCATCGCCACGCTGCTGTTCAAGCGGCTCCAGCACGAGTTTCAGGGCGTCAAGATCGACCCCGGCTACACCACCGACGACGGCACCGGCTGGTGGCGCGCGGTCGCCAAGACGGCCGCTCGGGTGCGCGAGCACGTCACCATGGTGGACGGCGGCGTCCGCCACGATATGCACACCGTGCTGGCCCAGGTCGAGGGGGAGACCATCGGTTACCTGCTGTTCGCCGACTGGGGCCCGGGGCTGGTCACCGACGACGTGGACGGCAAGCACGTCGACGTGCCCGGCAACACCCTGCCGGTGGACGGCGTCATCACGTCCGTCGGTGTGGATGAGGAATTCCGTCGCCAGGGCATCGCCACCGACATGCTGGCCTTCGCCCGCACGCTGCTGCCCTCCGTGCACCACAACACAGACCTGACCCACGACGGCCGAGCCTGGAGCCAGCACGTCGGGGCGCTGGTGGACACCGACTTCGAGGGCACGGTCGGCAGCCGCAACCACATCACCCGCACCTCGACCGGCACCGTGCCCACCTCCTCGGTCGCGCACCTCCTCGGTCGCGCGGGGGAGAAGCCGGGCGAGCACCGCAACAAGACCGGCCCGGTCTGGGACGCCTTCCTGGCCGACATCAAGGCCAACGGCATCACCAGCCCGATCTTCATCACGGTCGACTACTACCAGGAGCCGAATATCTCCGAAGGCAACCACCGTCGCGACGCCGCCGTGGAACTGGGCCTGGCTGAGGTGCCCGTCGAGGTCCGCTACTACGGGCACGCCGAGCAGTTGGTCACCCTCGGGGCAAAGACGGCTGCGATGCCTGCTGGGATCGAGTTCGTCCAGATGTCCTGGGGCGGGACCGATGGCGTGCACGCCTACATCCCGGGGCCTGGGGAGACGCCGGGCATCCAGTCCTACATCGGTGGGCACTCGACCGGGCTCGGGCACCTGTACTGGTACCCACGCGCCGGGGTGGACGACAACGACATCCCGCACCAGGCCTTCGAGATCTCGCTGGTCGACGTCAAGGCGCAGTACCGCCGTCAGGGCGTGGCCAAGGCCATGTTCGAGTTCGCGTTGACCATCGAGCCCCGGCTGCACCACTCCCCGGTGCGCTCGGACTCCGGGGACGCCTTCGCCCGGTCGATGGACCCCTCGCTCGCCCCGCGTGCGTACACCTACGAGTACGGCGTCTCCGACCCGGTGAAGGTCACCGCAGCAAACTGGACGCGCGGTTTCAACGGCGACGGCAAGACCCAGTACGAGTTCAACAAGCCCTACATCGGCATCGGGCTCGACGGCCCGATGGGGCTGATGTTCGGCGACAAGACCCGCGCGCAGGTGCCGTGGCAGGGCGACCTGGCCAAGTCGATCAAGGAGGCCGAGGCGCTCGCGCAGCGATTCTTCGGCGAGGACACTTGGCAGCAGTCGGTGAAGAACTCGGACAACGGCTACGTCCTGATCGTCGGGTCGAACGACACCTCCCGCACCATCGCGGTGGGCAAGGTGCTCGGCCAGTGGGGTCCGCCGGTGGAGATCCGGGGATCCCACAAGGAGGTCTGGCCCGGCTTCATGGATAAGATCCGGCGCGACCCCAAGGGTGCCTGGACCGAGTTCTGCCAGGTGATCGCCGACTCCCAGCCGCCCGGCTTCGACACACACCCAGACCTCGGCTCCCAGCCGGAGAAGAAGGTACTGATCTACCGTGGCATCACGCTGATGCCCGGCGACAACCCGGCCACCGCCGTCAACACCGGCCGGGGCGGGTCCGGCATGGGTTCGTCCTGGACGCTGTCCCTGGACGCGGCCCAGTCCATCGCCGAGCGCGGCGGGGCGGGCTTCGGCAACGACAACGGCCGCCGAGGCCAGCGCACCTTGATGAAGGCCATCCCGGGCAGATCCAACCCGAGTGTCCCAGTGGTCATCCGCGCCGAGGTGGACCTCAACGCCCCCGGCATCTCGCTCTACACCGACGGCCGGATGTACTACGCCTCCGAGCAGGAGGTCAACGTCGATGCGGGCACCACGATCAAGGTGACCGGATACGCCGTGGCCGAGATCGTGCCGGAGTCCAAGGCCGACCAGGCCAAGGCGCTGGAGGTCGCCAAGGTGACCCCCTACGAGGACGGCGCCTCGTACTGGGCCTCCTACCGCTGGGGCTCGTTCTCCGGCGGCGGACGTCGGCAGGCCAAGACGGCCAGCGCGGGCCAGTATGTGCGCGGCTTTCCTGGACGGCTGAACCCCGGGGAGGCAGTCAAGTTCCTCGCGATGATGAACTCCGGCGACCTGCGCGGTGCGGGCATGATGCTGGCCAAGTTGTTCGAGCAGGCCCGCGACCAGCCCGGCGGTTGGTCGCGGGGAGGGATGGGGCATTGGTGGGCCCCGATGTCCACCGCCTACCAGGTGGAGGGCTTCGGCGGCGAGGGCACCCTCGGCATCCAGAAGGACGATACCTTCGGCGGGGAGACCTACCTCGGGCTCGACCTCGGGATGCTGTGGACCGGCACGCCGCAGGGGCCACCCGATTTCCAGGACACCTCATTCCCGTCCGGCACCGAGTTCGTGATGGACCAGGTCCGGGTCTGGTGCTGGGACAAGCCAGCCTGGGGGTACACGACCCGCACCTCGGGCAAGTGGCTCACCCTGCCTCTCGGTGGGCTGCGCGTGAAGGCCGCCGAGACCGATTACAGCCGCCGCCACCAGCCGCAGGCCCCCGAGGACGAGGACTCTGAGCCGATCTGGGACATGGGCGCCGTGATGTACCCCAAGGACGTCTACGACCGCCCTGGGCTCTACCCCGACGGCAACGACCGGGAGTTGCAGGCCACCCTGCGCGCGGTGCGCGGCAAGCCGGACGCCACGCTCATGATCTACCGCGCGGTGCCCATGAGCGCCACCGTGATCGAGCACGGCAACTGGGTCACCATCTCTCGGGCCTACGCGCAGCGGCACGGCGAGGCGGGCAATGCCGGACCTTCCTGGCACATCATCGAGACTCGGGTGAAGGCATCCGACGTCTACGTCGGGGACGGCAACTCCCTCGCAGAGTGGGGATACTGGGGGCCTTCGATCACCGTGCGTACGGCGTCGAAGCGAACGGACATCGTCGTGCAGGCGACCGAGCGCGATACCGGGGTCATGATTTGTCTGACACCGCCGAAGTCGGTCAGCACCCTGCTGGTGAACCAGAAGACCACCACCGAGGCCCTGGACGAGCAGCACATCACGCTGCTGTACCTGGGCACCACCGATGAGGTGGACCACGACGCCCTGATCAAGGGGGTCGAGGACTGGGCATCCACGGCCGGAGTGATCGCTGGGTCCCTCACCGGCTACGGCACCTTCGAGAACCCTGACGAGAACGTCCTGTACGCGGCGTGGGACCTGACCGGGGGCAAGGAATGGCGCACCTCCCTGGTGGACGCCCTGCGCGCGGTCGGGGTGGAGAGGGAGTCGGACTACGGCGAGTGGGTCGCGCACCAGACCCTTGCCTACGCCGATGATCCCTTCACCCGACTCCCGACCCTGCCCAAGGGCCTGCCGGACGAGGTCGTGTTCGGGTCGGTCTCGGTCGCCTTCGGCCCGGACTGGACCACGTACTCGCTAAAAAGCGGTCATACCTCACGGACGGCTCATCTTGTCAAGGGCCAATATCCCGCCTAACCTCTACTCACGAAGTCTTGACCGCTGCAACCTGCGCCGCTGCTAGATCTTGGCGGAGACGGCAGCACACGCACCTCGCGCAAACCTGGGGCGTAGCGGTCGAGGACCTCGACGTATCGGCCGCCTTGTCCCGCTCCTCAGACGGACAAGGCGGCCGAAGGCGTCTCTGGGCACTCTAGGTAACCTTGAGGTAAGGTCGAGCCTATAGGTAAGCCTGAGAAGATTGAGGTGCCCCGATGAGTCCCACCCGCGTGCGTCAACCGCTGTGCGTGACGTGCTCCCACCCCCGTTCATTCCACGGCGACGGCGGCCCGTGCCAAGCGCTGGGCTGCGTCGACTGCCCTGGGTATCTGTCCCCGTTCGCCCCGGTGGACCCCTCTGCGGAGAGCACGGTGAACAGCGATGCCCAGTAGCAGCGCACGGGTGCTGTTCGCCGAGAAGCGTGAGGCCCGCACCCTCCAGGCCAGGGCCACCGACGCCGGGCTGAACGTGGACGCCCGCGAGATTGGCGGCGGCGTGCCGCGACCGTCCGAGGTCAAGGTCTACGGCCGCCACAGCGCCGGGGTGTCCATCACGGGGCTGTGCGAGGGCCTGGACGCCCAGATCACCGACTTGGTCACCGACCCCAATGACTGACCTCACCGAGGCACCGCAGGAGTACCGCACCGAGTTGCACTACGTCCAGGTCGCCGGGCTGCTGCTGGCCGGGGGCGTGCAGGCACGGGTGATCCATGGCGGTGCGTTCACCGGGATCGAGGTCCGCCAGGACGCGCAGCGGATCGCCTGGGGCAACAGCACCGAGGTGTGGGGCTGGACCAGCGTCGACAGCGACTCCGGGTCGGTGCACGTCGGGCGGTCCCTGATCTGCGCCAGCGCCAGCCCCGAAGACGTCGCCCTGGCGATCGCCACCGCCTACGACCGGCCCGAGGACGGCCCTTCGCTATAGGTAAAGTTGACAACATGGTGGGTGGTATCCATCCTGGTGCCACCCGGATCCGCCGGTCCGCTGGAAGGCAC